TCAGCATCAGCATCAGCATCAGCATCAGCATCAGCATCAGCATCAGCATCAGCACTATCAGTTGCAGTGTCTGTGTCTGACTGGTCTGTGTCTGACTGGTCTGTGTCTGACTGGTCTGTGTCTGACATATCAGCAGGGGCAGAGCCGTCTTGATTGGTGAACGCAACCTCAGAGTCGTCAGCATCTTTGTTTGGCTTTGATGGATAGTAGGCAATGAATTCCTGTGTCAAAGCCCAAACATCTGCTGATGTTTTACATAGCTTCAACTTGTCTACCCACATCCGAATGTGAGGTGCCATATCCCCCGCCTTTTCAAGTAGACCTTCAGCAGATGGAATGTCATAGCCGCATATCTCAACATAGGCCAGCGTGTTGATGCTGAATGTCAGACAACGTGCGATAGCTGGGTGCCAGCCGTTTTCTACAGATTTACGCACACAGTTTTCTGTGAGTAACTCTAGGCAGTGTTTGGCACCGGCAAAATGCCCTCTCTGTAAAAGGTCAAGTTCCATGCGTGGGTCTTCAAAGGTATTCATAATTTGGGCGTGGGTCCTACCAGCCGCGCAAACTTCTTTCCACACATCAATATCTGTGCAGATATTGTGGCCCATCTCATGGACAGCAAACCCAGTCATCACGTCTGCTTCATAGCGGCTTAGTGATGCATTAGCTGGCAGTGAAGGCATATTGATTTTAGACTGAAGGCTTAAACCCCCTCCGCTTAGTTTGCGGATACGCCATTGTGTACCGGCTGTCTCGCCACCGCTCCAAGTTACTGTGCATGATGCCTCAGCAAAATCTGGCACGGTTCTGAGACTGGTGTTTATGGCATTATCCACCGCTTGGGATAAATCTTGTGCAATAACATTCCTCATGTCATATGCTCCTGTCTGTGTCTGTGTCTGTGTCTCTGATTTCATGGTTTCCCAATCATCAGGCCGGATCACATCCGACTATCAGAGATTGGCGAGGGCAGTAAAACCGCCCCCGCCAGATTTTTAGTTAAAAGGCATTTCATCTTCATCACCTTCAGTCGGAGTTTCACGGGGTTCCGCATCACTCTCTTCTGTTGGTTCTGTCCATGTCTCACCTTTGGCCAGTGCCGCCCACTCATTAGGATTGACATGGGTGTTAAACAACTGGTTCAGGGTCTCTTGGTCCACACTTTCAAGCATGTTGCCAATGGTAATCTCCACAGCATCTTTAGGGTCCAACCCGTCCATGATGAGACCGGTGAGCGCAGTAGAACGTCTGAGCGAAACACTCAAGGTTGGTGCCTCGCCGTTATCATGAGCCTTGCGACAAACGGCCATGAAATCTACAACCTTGTCACAGAACGCCTTGGGCGCACCGGAACGCTGATGTAGCACACGACTTTCCAAAGTCTTTGGCGGGTATCCAAAACGCAGATGAATAGCGCACCTGTCTAGCAAACTGCTATCCATCAGCTTAGTTCCAGCATACAGACCTGATGCATCACCACGGCCATTTGTATTATCTGCCAGAATAATCTGCACACCGTCTGCAAAGTGGATAATCTCACCAGTTGTCGGAATGACATATTGCCTGTCTTCAAGCAGACCATTCAGGCCAGCTAAAACATCTGGCCTTGCACGGCTCACTTCATCAATCAGAATGACAGCATGGGGCTGTCTGATTGCCTTTATCAACACACCGTCTGACCAGTAGGTAGAACCGCCCTGCGACTGCAACCCACCAATGAAATCATCCACAGTGGTGTCATCACATAAAGTGATAGGCCAGAATGACCGCCCTGTCTGCCCTGCAAAATAGCGGGGCATGGATGTTTTACCTGTCCCCGCAGGGCCAAAGAAGAACATATTGCGAGGCTCTGTCTTTCTAGCAATAGATAGGAACGCATGTGCTATGGCCTTGTCCGGTGAATAATTAGGGTCCACCGCTGGTGCGCGGGTGTCATTGTAGACAGGGATATCCCAGTCTACCTTCAACCCTCTGAATATCTTGTCTGCTTTTGCAGTACCTGTTTGCTCCAGTTGCTGGACGTGTTCGTTAACGTCCGGTGTGGCCATTGCCGGAGCAGATGCTACAGGCATAGACACAACATTACTGACTGGACGGCTGGCCAGTTTAGCTTGAAGGTCTGTCTTTTCTGACAGCATTTCCATGATACTGCCCCGAAGGTCAGCATAGGGCTGTTGCAAAATACCATCTGCCTGTTCTTCCAGCCCAGCCATCTGAACCCAGTCACCCATGTCTGCAACAGCTTCAGCCTTTGCGATTGGCTGTGCTTGTACAGGCTTGGGCTTTGATGTAGTTGGTACAACTGCACCCGCTGGCGTACCATAACTGGCCGCATCCAAGCCCAGTTTCCCAGCCGCCTCAATAATCTCAGCTTTGCTGGCCAAGTGTAGTTTGAATTCCAGACCTAAAGTGTTGGGCTGTTGTTTCATTTTTGCCCTCATATCCTTGAGCAATTCAGTGCGCTGTTGCGCTGTAAGTTTGAAGTTTTGCATGTGAATAACTCCCGTTTTCATGCTGTCTGTGTCTGTTGCTGATTTCATGCTTTCGCAATCATCAGGCGGGATACACATCCCACTATCAGCTTTGGCCAGACATAACCCAGTCTGGTTGTCTCAGTAATCCCCGTCAGCGTAAGCATGGTCTAGTGCCATTTTATTTGTTGCTATCAAAGCTCGTCCTAATGGTGCTGGGGTCTGAGCGGGTCTGGTGGCTAGGCAGTCTGAGCCGAAAATCTCCAAAAAATTCCTGTCCCTTTCAATATGGGGGCAGACACAGACATAATCAACATTAAAATGACGTAAAGTGCAAAAAAAGATGATTTTGTTCAAAACTTGCACTTTTCATCATTGCTTAAACGAATGTTGGATGCACCGCCCGTGTGGCCAAAAATCCACCGTCTGGACCGGTAAACCGCCACAGTCTGACCTTCCGACAGGCTGACAGGCCCTAGACAGGCAGACATGCAAACAATGTGACACACAATGTGACACAGTCTGAATTCAGACAGGCTGTAATCCGCGCAACGCCTGATGTTTTGCGAGACACCCGCCGGTCTGACAGACCGTTGCCCCGTCAATTTGACCGCCCACGGCCCACTGTGCCAAGACACTGTCGGACCCCCGGATTCGGTTCCAAAAAATCTGCGTGTACGTGTGAACCTCATGCATGAGTTTTTGAGGGCTTAGAAAGATTACTTGAAAAATGGTGATTATTTTTTTATTTTTATTATAATGATGACAGGGGTCTAGACATATGGCGCGAAGAATAGATAAACCGGTTCCAAAACACTTGCGAAACGCGGTGGAGTTGGAGCAAGAACTAGCTTTGATTGAGAAAGAAGACATGATGCTCCAGCATCCAACCTTTCTTGGCAACCAGAGACAGTTCATAGACCGCATATATCAGCACTTACCAGAGGTGGCTGACAAGTTAGTCAAGTTTATGACTGCAAATCCAGAGCGTGTTTACGGCTCAAACGGTACTGTTCAGCTTATGTTACCAGAAGAAGTGGCCATGACAGACGGTCAGCTACAATTATTCAAACTAATACTACAGAAGGGCTTACCTAATCAGGCCCCAGTTACAATGTCGGGGGAACAAAACCAGTTTGGCTCCGGTAAAGTAGCTATAACTATAAATCAAACCGGACCTAATGTGGATTTAGAGAACATTACTTCATCTGTGGACGGTATACGCCGTGGCCAAGCGGAGAAAGTGAATACTATTTCCTTTAATCGCCCAGATATAGTGGACCACAATGACAACTGAAATAACTTTTGAGGCCCACCACACCCAACAGCTAGTGTTAGAGGACCCTCACCGCTTTATCACTATGGTTTGCGGCAGACGTTGGGGCAAAGACCACCTAGCTTCTATCAAGATACTTTCACACAGCCTCACACATACCAGTAATCGTGGCGGCAAGATGTATGCTTGGCTAAACCCGGTCTATAATCCGCAGGGTAAAGAAAGTTTCCGCGTGTTTCGCGCTTTTGCCGAGAGCGGCGGCCTAGTTAAGAAGGTGGTTGAGACACCGCCTATGGAAGTCCGGCTGATAAACGGCGATAAGGTGACGTTCTTTTCTGCGGACCAACCGGATAACCTACGTGGTGGCCAGTATGACGGTGTTATTCTTAATGAGGCTGGCTTCATATCTGACTTAGACGAAGTTTGGTCTGGTCCCGTAGCGGCGATGTTGCTAGACAGGGCGGGTTGGGCGTGGATCATGGGAACACCCAAAGGAAAAAACGCCTTTCATAAGTTTTTTCTTAGGGGCCTAAACCCAGAGACGGCAGAGGGTAAGCCTAATCCTTGGAAGAGTTATAGGTTTCCAACCAAGACTAACCCCTTCATACCTCCAGAGGAACTAGACCGGCTGAAAGAAGAGTTGCCAGCCGACATGTTCAAGCAAGAGTTTGAAGCCGAGTTTATGGACACAGGCGGTGCGGTGTTTCGTGGACTTGACCAGATGCGTTCTAGGAGCGAAGGGCTTGAACTTATACCACAGGCAGATAACTGTCGTGTAGGTATAGACTTGGCAAAACATACAGACTTTACATGTCTAGTAGCCATAGACAATTCCAACAATATTATAGGATATGACAGGTTCAATCAGCTTGATTGGACAATTATAAGCCAACGCATAGAACATTTCTGCTCTAGGTACAGAGGCAAGGTGGTACTGGATGCTACGGGTGTTGGTGACCCCATCTATGAAAACCTTGTAAGTAAGGGTCTGGTGATTGAGCCGGTCAAGTTTACTAACGATAGGAAGACCCAAATGGTACAGAACCTTATGCTTCTTATAGAAGAAGGTTGTGTACAGATACCCCTGCCCGGTCAGAGTTTGGACCCTAGTCACGACACTGCAACAATCTGGGCTGAGTTAGAAGCCTATACATATACCATCACTCCAACAGGAAGAATTAGATATGAAGCCCCACGCGGTTTTCATGATGATACAGTCACTGCTTTGTTTCTGGCCGCTTCTGCAATGCCGATGATGACAGCCCAAGCATTTGCAGATGTGGACTTGAATAATGTCCGGGGTGTTGGAGAGCTTTGATAGTACTAGCCAGACACATTATTTTATTGTAATATCGTGTCTATGTCTGTGTCTGGAGATGTCTATGCCTTATACTACCAAGCAAAAAAAGCTAGCTCGGATAGCTCCGCCTCGCAATAAAATCACTAGGGCGGACTTTGATGTTCTTAATAAGAAGTCAAAGACAAAGAAAAAGAAGAAGCGCACATGAAGAAAA